ATAATCGAGTACTGGTAATGAAACATCGGTAGAGGCGAAACCCTAGGATTGCCCTAGGGTCCGTAGACTTGGCAAACCTACGCTGATGAGCCTGCCAAATCGAAGAAACCTGAGAAGGAAATTGTTATGAAAGTTATCGTTAACGAAGTGCAGAACGAAGGTCTCGAAGCCCTGCTGGGTCAGACTGTGACGCTGTGGTGTGGTGTTTATATCTACACAGGTAAGCTGGTAGGTGTGAATAGCTCTTGCGTCAAATTGACCGGAGCCAAAGTGGTCTACGAAACTGGTCCCTTCAATGACGCAAAGTGGAAGGACGCCCAAGACCTTGGCGCTGAAGCTTGGTATGTCCAGACGGCTGCGATTGAGTCGTTCGGCGTCATGAACAAGACGTAATTTCAAGGGGAAATGCCTAGACCTTTGTTAACCAAGGGTCTAGGTCTTGGTCTGACTAGGAGGAAGAGTTATGACAACTAAACTAACCAAGTACCGGTCTAGGTCTAGGTCTGGGTCTTGGTCTGGGTCTTGGTCTGGGTCTGGGTCTGGGCCTAATTCTTGGTCTGGGTCTGAGTCTGGGCCTAATTCTTGGTCTGGGTCTGGGTCTGGGCCTAATTCTTGGTCTGGGTCTGAGTCTGTGTCTTGGTCTGAATAGGAGGATGTAACTATGGTGACTAAACGAACCAAGTACAGGTCTAGGTCTTGGTCTGAGTCTAGGTCTGGGTCTAGGTCTTGGTCTTGGTCTGGGTCTTGGTCTTGGTCTGAGTCTGGGTCTGGGTCTGACTAGGAGGAAGGACTATGGTAACTAAACGAACCAAATGTAGGTCTTTGTCTAGGTCTGGGTCTGGGTCTAAGTCTTGGCCTTGGTCTAGGTCTAGGTCTGGGTCTTGGTCTTTGTCTAGGTCTGGGTCTAGGTCTTTGTCTTGGTCTTGGTCTGGGTCTAGGTCTAGGTCTTGGTCTGAGTCTTGGTCTGACTAGTGAGTACTGGTTAGGAGGTGATATGACATACATAGAAGCACTGTCGATGTACGGAGGAGAACCTTCGTGGATTCTTAAAGCTATGGTGGAGAATCACGAGGACTGTTCATCTTTGAACAGCCCCAAAGAAAACCGCAGCCTACTCGCTGCAAAGCTAGTCCTAAAACTCAGGAGGATGGACAATGACCCATGTAAGTAAGTTAAACGGCAAGATGGACCGCATGATCGCCATTGGAACCAACACTCTTAAACAAGAGTTTTGCCAGAAGATGTCCAAGGTGGACCGTGACGACTGGATTTGTCGTTATTGCTACAGCCATGCCACACTGGGTAATGGATACCGCCCTAGTGTAAAGGCGGCACTTGACCGCAATTGGTTTATAACGGAGCGTCCTCTGGAGGACCACGAGATACCAAGATTTTATCCGGGGGACGTAGTCCGGTTCTCCCATCACGGGGACGTAGAAAATCTGCAACATGCAGAAAATTATCTCGCCATAGTCCGTGCTAACCCCAAAGTAATTTTCGGGTGGTGGACTAAACGTCCGGGCATGGTGCAGGCTGTCATTAGGAAACATGGCAAGCCTGAAAACTTATTCTTGGTATGGTCTAACCCATTTGTCAACAAGTTACGGACAGTTCCGCCGATGTACTTTGATAAGGTATTCAATAACGTCACGCGGGACAAGTTTGTAGACCAGCAAGACTGCACGGGGCAACGCTGTAGAGACTGCATGACTTGCTATACACGCAACGATAAAACGTATGTAGTGGAAGCTATCCGCAAAAGGTAACTGGGTGAAAGGTTGGGGCAAGTTGCTATGTAGCAAGTTGCTTCAGCCTATACCAGATTGGCATTCTGGTACTGATGATCCTGCTAAAACTAAAGAGGAAGTATGCCATGACCATGAAAAAGATTGGTGGCATTCGGTTTATCCGTATTGGACGGATACAATTGTCGTTCTGTATTTGTCGGAGGAAAGAAGCAAATGCGCGCTAGAGTATACTACAACTTGCAACGCCAATGCTTTTCCGTTGTAGACAAGCAAAAGAAAATAGTAGTGGACTATGTCCATCACCTAGTCCTTGAGGATGTAAAGTTCATCGTATGGAAGTCTGGACAAGCTAAGGTTCGTCGAACCGGGCAGAAGAATGTACATGCTTTTGTAGAAGGGGACGTTGTACCGCACAAGGTGTTTAATAACGTTGTAGACGTGATCTACAACCCATTCACACTAAATCACTTTGTGTTAAAAAATGACCGCACTGCGGAAATCCACAAGGCTGAACAGGTAATGCTTACATGCAAGCTTGGAACGCCCTACATCTTTGCGGATGGTAAGCTAGAAATCCATAGGGAATTGAAGCTCCTTACCCATGAGCAAGTACAGGAGATTTTAGCAGCATGACATGCAAATGTGAGGACTTAGAATATCTCTACTCAGAAGACCGCATAGCTATCTATGCATGTAGAGATTGTTTTAAGGAGTGGAGGGGTGAAAGCCCCTCCTTTGACGTAGTGGACTATAATACTAGACTGGAAGAAAGGTACGGAGAATGATTAGAGATAATGTTTGGGTTGGGTGGAGAGTAGACAAGCTACGGGAGCTATGGCCATCCGCATACACGGCGCAAGAGATTGCGGATATACTAGGAGTTGTTAGTCGTAAGGCGGTAATAGGGAAAGCCTTTCGAATGGGCCTGCCCAAAAAGGATAAGACTACTCGTACCAACCTCGCTGTAGTAGAGATAAAAGTAAAACCTATTGCAGTAAAGAAGACCTGTGCTTGGCCAATAGGCCATCCAAATAGGCCAAACTTTCACTATTGCGGTGATGAAAATGTAGTGGAGGGTAAACCCTACTGCAAGAAGCACTGTGATATAGCCTATGTACCCTACGAGAGGATCGCATGAACATATTCTATTTAGATAAGTCACCTCGACTCGCAGCAGAATACCACTGCGATAAGCATGTGGTTAAGATGCTGTTGGAGTCAGCGCAAATACTCTCAACGGCACACCGTATGTTGGAGGGTAAGCTAGAAGAAAAGCGATGGGTCTTGTCTGGAATTAGAGACTCTGTCCTATACAAAGTAACTCATCAAAATCATCCTAGCTCCGTATGGGCTAGGAGTAGTGCAGATAATTATGAGTGGTTATACAGACTGTATGACACTCTTTGCCATGAGTACAAGAAAAGGTATAAAAAAATACATAAGTCAGAAGAAATCTCCTACTATCTAAGGGATGCACCACTGTGGATTCCCCTAGAATCTTTCACCCCTCCGCCTCAGTGTATGCCAGATGAGTATAAGAGGGACGATTGTGTAGAAGCATATCGTGCTTATTACAGGGGGGCCAAGGCTTCCTTTGCTAAATGGAAAACCCAACAGCCGGAGTGGTGGTAGAACTATGGCAACTAAACGAATCAAGTACAGGGCTTGGTCTAGGTCTGTGTCTGGGTCTGTGTCTAGGTCTTGGTCTTGGTCTGGGTCTATGCCTAGGTCTAGGTCTGGGTCTGGGTCTAGGTCTAGGTCCGGGTCTGGGTCTTGGTCTTGGTCTGGCTCTTGGTCTGGGACTGAGTCTATGTCTGGGTCTAGGTCTGACTAGGAGAAAACATCTATGGTGACTAAACGAACCAAGTACAGGTCTATGTCTAGGTCTGGGTCTTGGTCTAAGTCTTGGTCTGGGTCTGAGCCTGAGTCTTGGTCTGGGTCTTGGTCTATGTCTTGGTCTAAGTCTAGGTCTAGGTCTGGGTCTAGGTCTGGGTCTAGGTCTAGGTCTTTGTCTAGGTCGGGGTCTTGGTCTGGGTCTGATTAGGAGGAAGAACTATGGCAACTAAACGAACCAAGTACAGGTCTTGGTCTAGGTCTGTGTCTGGGTCTGTGTCTTGGTCTTGGTCTGGGTCTAGGTCTAGGTCTAGGTCTTGGTCTGGGTCTAGGTCTAGGTCTGGGTCGGGGTCTGGGTCTTGGTCTGGCTCTTGGTCAGGGTCTGTGTCTGGGTCTGTGTCTAGGTCTTGGTCTTGGTCTGGGTCTAGGTCTGGATCTGGGTCTAGGTCTGGGTCTGGGTCTGACTAGGAGAATGAAACCTATGTGGAATATATCTTCAAAGAAAGTAGGTGGTATCCTTTTCATAAAGGTAGGACGCCTCTGCTTTTCTTTCTGTGTTACTCGCGAATACAAACCACTCTAAAGTAGGAGACTTACGGGAACCCTCCCAATAAACTAGAGTAAGGAAGACTAGTATGATCTATGCAAGACCTAACCTCAACGGTAACAGCCCGAAAGATTTCGACACACTAGCTGACGACTTAGATCGTAGTGTGTCTTACTTACATGATGCGCTGGTTTCTATTAGAGGAATGTTATTCCATGGTAGAAACTACCAAACAGTAAGCAACCCAGTGGAGAGTAGACAAGCTGACCTAGAAAAGGTGGGTGAACTCTTGAGTCTGCTCTCACAGTATGAGGCTTTATTCTGGAGTCTAAAGACTATCTTAGGAGAAGAAAATGTCTGAAATATCCTTCAACAATGTTTACCTCAACTACAAAGGCTCTATCGTTTCGATAGCGCAACACAGAAACGAAAGGGGTGACACTCTCGTTCAGGAAATCTATGTGATTAATGGAGACCATGACCCCCTGATTTTTGATGGTACCCCTCAGTCTCTCATTGAGACACTTGGTGAGATCATGGAATTTCTGGATAAAGAGAACCAGTCCAACCCACCAGTTGGGTATCACTATTCTCTGCCCTTTGGCAACGGGAGTGTTTCATAATGACTAAGATCGCAGCGCCTGAGTGGAGGCTCCGAACATTACAACGTGTGCAGTGGGCTTCTCAATACGAGAAGGGATATTTAGCAAGCCACTTCGACAACGGACTGAGAAGGGCGGTCAGTATAATCGTGCAGGAAGGGCTGATTGAAGAACGACGCATCCCACCTAAGTATGGGTTGTCTTATTTCATTACTCCTAAAGGGGTATCCGAAATAGAAAGGCTTTCATAATGCGAATGGAAGACAGACCAAAGGGGGATCTCAGGTATCCCTGTACCCGTTGTCAGAAGGAAGCACAGGATCTAGTCCACATAAGTGGGAATCTATGTGCGACATGCTACCTCACTCTTAGTAAAATAAAAAAAAGGTTGACCAACAGCCTAGTTTTTTAGTATAAAAAGTGTGTCACTAACGGCTGCTATGAAAGGAAATGCAATGCCGCTCGATACCGTTATCTCTTTCCCGAACATGAACCAAAATGTGTTTGGGGAAATCCCAGAAGATGTAAACTTCGACATCTTCTTTGAGTCGTCCCGTGTAGCACACAAGAAGTACGTTGTGAACGCTGTAACGGGTGATCCGCTAGATGTAGTAGGGTCAAAGTTTAAGTGTGCTTCTCACCCCGAATACTTCTCCCGTGTACAAGACACAATTAGGGACAACCTAAGCATTCACGATCTTCAAGATGCTAAGGTTAGCTGGAAGACAGCACGTAATGGGTGCTTTGCTCTGATGGATATTACCCTGCCGAACGTCCGTTACAGCGTCACCACTAAGAAGCATCAAGTGGATGTTGCGCAGCGTGTCATTGCCTTGCATGGCATTGATGGGCTATGCTCCAATCAGGTTTTCTTTGGGGCGATTGATGCGTTCTGCACCAATGGTATGATTGTTGGTGATTGGGATAAAGTTAAGCGTAAGAACACTGCTAACTTCAGCTTAAATAGCTTCATTGATGAGCTAAATAAGGCTAAGGTGGAGTTCCATGAACATGGCAGGGTCTTACAAACGTGGGCCGAAAAGGAACTAGCCTTCGAGGATGTTGAGCTACTGCTTCCACAGATCGTAGGCAGTAAGCGTAAGGCTGAGAAGATGGGACACCTCTACCTTGAGGAAACGCAGACGCGAGGGCATAATGTGTATGCATTGTACAGTGCATTCACTAACTATGCCACGTATGCGGATGAACGTAATGGGTTTAAACTGAAAGCCTCTGATAATGACAATGAGGCAGTGAACATGTTTATGCGGGAACAGTCCGTAATAAAGTGGGTAAACAGCCCACAATTCAAAGCCCTTGCAGCCTAGGCTGTAATGCTTTCATCAGGGGAGGGGTTAATTCCCCTCCCTATTTTTATGGAGGATGCTATGACTACCAAAACATTTGGAGATTTAATTAATTTATATAAAACCCATGAACGCATGTTGAATCTAAAGGATACTACACAAAAACAGTACCTTTATTTTCTACAGGTTATAGAAAAATATATCCCTGATCTTAACGTGGATGCCGCGTCTATAGACAAGGAGTTCGCTGTTGATTTTTATAACAGAATAATGAAAGACTATTCTGCTACTATTGGCCGCATGTGTGTACAGTTATGTAGAACAATGTTTCATATCGGAAAGGTGGGCATTCCAAATCCTTTTGTAATGAAAACTAAGCCTTATAAAACAATATGCACTCCTATATGGACCCATTCTCAAGTTATGAAATTTCTTGAGGCGTGTTATGCAGATTTTAAGTGTAGAAATATAGGTGTTATATCCCAACTAATCTATGAATGGGCTCAGCCTCCGGGCATTATACGAACACTAAAATGGGATAGCATAGATTTTAAGTCTAAGATTGTAACCCTAGCACAAAACCATGGCGCAAATTTATATCTTGAGATTGAAGACCCTTTAATTGACCTGCTTAAGCAGCAGGAGAGAGACTTTGGATTTCAAGAGTATGTTGCGCCTAGCATAAACCCCGTAAATGGGAAGTACCAACCTTATTCTATATACAAATTTAACTACTACGCAAACAAGATTAAGGAACGAGTTAATTTACCTACTGAATTAAAGGTACATTATCTACGCAGGACTGCTGTTTCGCAGATGAAAGCTGCTGGATTATCTAATTCTGATATTGCATCAGTGGTAGGATTCCAAGAGGATAGGGGTGTAAGAAATATAGTTAATACATTTGCACATCTTAACATGGTTAAAGCACGTACTAGACAAAAAGTGTAGATCGTGCTACGTTTTAACTCTCTTAACAAGGGCAAGAGAAAACATGAACCTAAACAAGTATGTAGAGGAGTTAGGTTTAGCTTTAGGAGAGACAAGAAGGTCTAACTGTCCTGTCTGTAGAGGTCGTAACACATTCACTGCATCTAACATGAATGGGAAGATTCTATGGAATTGTTATAAAGCAAGCTGTAGTATTAAGGGTACTGGAAAAACTAATATGTCAGCTGCTGACGTATTAAAAGTTATGCGTAAAGGTACGGAGGATACCGTATCTTTTATGTTTGACTTTAACAAGCCTGCCTTTTTAGTGCAGCAATTCTCACCAGCGGCCATAGAATGGCTGACAGAATGGGGTATTGACAGCAAGCACGTTTTGTACGACATTAAGGATCATAGGGTAGTCTTTCCTGTCTACCATGAAGGTATTCTTGTAGATGCAGCAGGTCGCGCGATTGGCTACAGAAGACCTAAATGGTTACGGTATGGCAGGTCAGGGCTACCCTATGTACATGGAGAAGGAGATGTCTGTGTCTTAGTAGAGGACTGTATAAGTGCTTATGTAGTGGCCAGTAGCAGTGTCACTGGCTTAGCTATTTTAGGTACTTCTCTTGCAGACAGGCATATAGAGCTGCTTAAGCAATATCGACGTGTTATAGTGGCTTTAGACCCGGATGCTGCTGATAAGACACTTAAGTTTACCCGTATGCTTAGGTCATCCTTACCTGACGTGAAGGCTCTAAAATTGAAGGATGACCTTAAGTACCGTATCACTGAAGACTTACAGAGATTGGAAGACTTAGTATGGAGCTAATGATACTGCGTTCTCTAATGGATTACTCTTTCCATGAGGACCATAATAATTTTAAGTGTCCAACGGCCATCTTCTCTCAGGAAGGTCAGAAGATTAAGAAGGCTATTGACGAGGCTTTAGCGTTGTATAAGCGCAGCCTAGATCCCTCAGAGGTGGAGGCTATATACCTAACACAGAATCCAACTCTGACTTCTTCACAGAAGCTTTCAGTATCAGAAACGTTTAGTAAGATTGCGCGTGAAAAAGTTATTGGAAAAGATGTGGCACGAGACATCTTGTCTACTCTTTTTCAACAACACATTGGTGAAGAGATTGCAAACTTAGGGTTTGAATATGTCAATGGAAACAAGGCATCACTAGAGGAACTCCGTAGCCTCTTAGAAAAGCACGAAGATAACTTTCTACCACGGGTAGAAGTTACTTGGGACAATCTCTCCTTTGATGAGATCATTGCACAGACACTCAATAAACCTAAGTGGCAGTTTAATATCCCTTCTCTACAAAAGAAGGTCACTGGCATTGATGGTGGACAGTTAATTGAGGTAGGTGCACGATCTAACGTAGGCAAAACATCGTTTCATGCCAGCTTGATTGCAGGGCCGGATGGCTTTGCAGAACAGGGGGCTAAAGTCCTTGTACTATGCAATGAAGAACCAGTGCGTCGAGTATTGTTACGCTATGTATTAGCAGCTGCCGGCTATCCTGAAGGCGACATAATGAATAACTATGCCACAGCTACGTCACGATATAGTAAGATCAGCGACAAGATTTTTATTAAGGATGTCACTGACTACAAGATGGATTGGGTTGATACTGTCTGCCGTTCTTATAATCCCGACATTGTTGTGCTTGACATGGGGGATAAACTAGCCAATATGAGTGGTCATAGCCGTGTAGATGAAGCGCTAAAGGCTAATGCAATCTACGCTAGGCGTATTGCAAAGCGACATGACTGCGCTATCTTCTACATGTCTCAGTTATCTGCAGAAGCAGAAGGTAAGATTGTATTGAACCAATCCATGATGGAGGGGAGCCGCACAGGTAAAGCTGCAGAGGCAGACCTTATGCTTTTGTTAGCTAAGAACCCCCAGCTATCTGACCAAGCAGAAGAAGATAATCAGAGACATATCAACATAGTTAAAAATAAGTTGACAGGATGGCACGGTATAGTGCATTGTGAATTCGACTACAGAACAAGTAGGTATACAGCATAGGAGATTAATATGACTACAACAAATGCTCGTACAACAAAACTTCAAACCCAGTTTGAGCCTAATACCACTGTTACAATCTTTACGAACGACAAAGATGACAAAGCAAATGTCATTATCGTAAAAAATGTGGTTGGTATTAACCATACAGCACAAGGATTTCAGTTGATAACTGAAGCACAAGAGACTGTCTTTGTGTTATGGTCACATACCAAATACTTCCTGACAGGAGTAGAGAATGCCTCAGTATAAGTTCAGTGATCGCTCACTAAGAAATTTAATAGGTGTAAATATGCTACTTCAAACTGTTATGAAGATGGCAATTCTAAAGTCTACCATCGACTTTGGTATTGGTGAAGGTGTACGTTCGGAAGAACGTCAGCAGTACCTTTTTGACACAGGAAAATCTAAGACATTAAACTCTAAGCACATTACAGGTGATGCTGTAGACGTTTTAGTATATAAGAATGGTAGTATCGTCTGGGATCACGACGCCTTTGCAGAAGTTGCAGAGGCAGTCGCTTTAGTATCTAAAGAAATTAATGTCCCTATACGGTGGGGGGCAGCATGGACTGTACCTGACATTGGTAAATGGGAAGGTACAATGATTGGCGCTAGAACTTCTTACGAAGAGACAAGAAAAGGAGAGGGTCGTACCCCATTCATCGACTCTCCTCATTTTGAATTGCCGTAGGAGACTCTTATGAAACTTTCAGTCTACTACAATGACGAAAATAACCGTAAGTCTGAAGTTTATAAGGAAGAAGGTGGTTTCTGTGTAGTCTTCTACGAACAAGGCCAGAAGATCAGAGAAGAAAGTTACCTAGGAAAGAGTGAAGACTACCACAGAGATAGTGCTGAGAACTGGGTACTAGGTATCGATACGCTACACTGATAAGCACTCTTAGCTCAGTTGGATAGAGCAACAGACTTCTAATCTGTGGGTCAGAGGTTCGAGTCCTCTAGGGTGCGCCAACTACATAAGGGGCGATTGAGGAGTAGTTATAATGGAATATAGCCTAAATATTAACAGCAGTATAAAGGTGAGCCATGGTGCCGCAGAAACTCTTGTAAAAAAAGTTCTTGTTGACTTATATAAAGACATAGACAAGAGTGATGAAGACCTACGCAAAGCATTCATAACTGTGCTTAGGTTCTTTATGAACTACGATGAGTTTTTTGATTGGTGCAAAACAGGAGAATGAAATGGCTAGTGCGTCGTTAGCTGGGTGGACTGTAGCGCCCATTGTTCCTAACCAACCTGCCGCTATGGAGGATGCGATAGTTTACTTTGCTAGAGTATCTAATCCTACGGCCCAGATGGAAAATCTATCTGGAGATAAGCTACTTAAGTATCTAATTAGACATAAGCACTGGTCTCCATTTGAAATGGTTAATGTTGTTCTAGAAATAGAAACGTCTAGGGATATTTCTAGACAAATGCTTAGGCATAGAAGTTTTTCAGCACAAGAGTTTAGTCAAAGGTATTCAGCCACAGAAACTTTAGCAGACGCCAGAGAGGTTAGGCTACAAGATTATACCAACAGACAAAATTCCTTAGCTGCTAACGATTCTGAGTTAAAGGCTTGGTGGGAGGGCGCACAGAAAGAGTTATGCCGTCATGTGTTTCGTTTATACGACCAAGCACTTAAACGCGACATAGCCAAAGAGGTTGCTCGTTGTATCCTTCCAGAAGGATTGACTCGCACTAAGCTATATGTTAATGGGACAATGCGTAGTTGGATTCACTATGTAGAACTTCGTACTCATAAGGATACACAGAAAGAGCACAGACAATTAGCAGTTAAATGCGCTACTGCTATTTCAAATGTGTTTCCATACATTAACCAATTCGTTCAAGGGGACTAATACAAATGAAGTACGTAACTATTAAGCTTGATGTTGATACGGTTTTATCGGATGATGGTAACTTTGATATACTAGTATGGTTTGGTGATGATTCAGATGAACCTAAAGTAATTAACTATAACATCGACGATATGATTCAGTCTATGATTAAAGATTATCAATATCCTGATGGTAGGTTTAATGACGTTGATGCTACAGCATTAAAACTTCTTTTGTCTGCCTTTGAAAACAACGTACATATGGCAATAGATGCGGCACGCTTTATGTTAGATAGAAAGGCATGAGTAAATACTACGTAAACAAGTTTCTTGAACACGCGAGAACTGCTGCCTTGACTACACCCGGCGTACATTCCAGCAAAGGCAGCAGGTTTCGTTTAGGTGCAGTACTCGTAGATAAATACGTAGTTTGTTCTGGTGTAAACAGTTATAAGACACACCCCCTTCTGCGTCATAGAACACAGTGGCCACATTTACACGCTGAACAACATGCTCTCTTCAGGTACGGACTAGACAACTGTAAAGGTCTAGACTTATACGTTTGTAGAATACTTGCGGACTCATCTATGGCTTTATCTAAGCCGTGTAAAGTATGCACCCAATTTATCATAGAGGCTGAATTACGTACTGTATACTACTCTATAAACGATAGGCGATGTGGTGTCTTTAATGTCGCTGAACGTAGGCATTCGTCAATGTCGCTGTTCGATTACACCTGACGGAGGCTATTATGTTTTCTCCTGACTGCTATATGCTGCTACAGATAACCACTAAGCTAAGGAGTAGGATGCAGAATGATGACAGCTTCACACCTGATGACCTCTATTGTATATGGGAGGCGTATAAAAATCTATGTGACTACTGGGGATTAGTTTTCGAACATTCGAATGCCCCTCCTCCCTTGCATTAGGAGTACTCAATGCAAATCGTCTTAGACGTTGAGAATACGGTTACAACTAAGAACGGCAAGAAACACTTAGACCCCTACGAATCTACTAATAGTTTAGTGATGGTAGGGGTCAAATTTTTGGGGGGTGAGTCGAGACTTTTTACTTACAACCATAGCGATACTCGGTATGTCAGCAATAAGCAAGAGCTACAGGATATTCTATCTAAAACTACTCTCATGATTGGTCACAATATTGTACATGATCTAACGTGGTTGTGGGAGGTAGGCTTAACGTATGATAATCCTGTTTGGGATACCATGCTAGTAGAATACCTCTTACATAAGGGGTTAAAGAACCCCCTCTCTTTGGAGGCTTGCGCAGAACGTCGCTGCTTGCCTATAAAGAAGCAGGACACTCTTAAGCAATACCTAAAAGAGGATGTTAGCGTAGCTGATATTCCTCATGATGAACTGTCTTCTTATCTCCTAGATGACTTAGCTGTAACAGAACTTTTATATACAGCTCACCTTTCAGATCTACAGAGACCTGATAATGTAAGTCTTACTTCTACTGTGCAACTAACGAACAGGGTTGCTTTGTCATTAGCCAAGATGAATAAGAGCGGTTTCTCTGTAGATAAGGAAGTCTTAGAAGACGTTCGTGTTCAGTACACAGATGAACGTCAGCAACTAATCAAAGAGTTAGATGAGAATACAAACAAGCTTATGGGGGACTATCCCATAAATCTAAACAGCCCAGAGCAGTTATCTTGGGTAATCTATTCTAGAAAGCCACTAGATAAAAAGAGTTGGCCAGACCTATTTCATAGAGGAATGAATGCAGCGGAATTTAGAAGTGCAGTATCCTGTGGTAGTGAACTCATATACAAGAAGACAGCTAGACAGTGTAAAGTTTGCTACGGCAAAGGGAAAATCTTCAAAACAAAAAAGGATGGAAAGCCTTTCTCCAAACCTACTAAGTGCAATGGCTGCGAGGGAGAAGGCTATCTGTTTGTATCTACTAATGAACTAGCTGGGCTAAAGTTTAGCGCACCTAATGAGAAGTGGGTTACAGCCAATGGATTTAGTACAAATAAGTCTGACTTGACAACACTGGCTTCTACTGCTATTTCCTTAAAGAAAGATGTTGCTCACAATTTCTTGAGTAAGGTTATGCGCCTAAGTGCAATAGAGACATATTTATCTTCCTTCGTCGAGGGTATTAGTTCCTTTACAAAGGACGATAAAAAGTTACATGTACAGCTTACACAGGCTGTTACATCTACAGGTCGTTTTTCTGGCCGAAATCCTAACATGCAGAACATGCCGCGCGGCGGAACCTTCCCCGTCAAGAGGTGTTTTGTATCGCGGTGGGAAAATGGCCAGATACTAGAGGCTGACTTTGCTCAATTGGAATTTCGAGTAGCTGCATATCTGTCTCAGGATCAAACAGCTATACAGGAAGTAAGCAATGGGTTCGATGTACATTCCTATACAGCACAGGTTATCAGTAATGCAGGCCAACCTACAACTCGCCAAGAGGCAAAAGCCCACACCTTCGCCCCTCTCTACGGAGCTACCGGGTTTGGACGATCTTCTGCCGAAGCCACATACTATGAACACTTTGGAGAAAAGTACCAAGGCATTGCGCGTTGGCATAGGGAACTCGCCAAAGAAGCCTTAAATGAGGGCCGTATAACTACACCTTCTGGTAGGCAGTTTGCTTTTCCTAACATTGAACGTAGGGCAAATGGCACACCTACATTCTTCACGCAGATAAAGAACTATCCAGTACAATCGTTTGCTACTGCGGACATTGTACCACTTGCCCTCATCTATATTGAGGAGCAATTAGAAGGTTTGAATACATGTATTGTAAACACAGTACATGATTCTATCGTCTTAGACGTACATCCAGAGGAGGTAAAAGATGCACTATCCGTAATAGACAAAACTAACAAAAATCTTAAGCGTCTTATCGACCAGCAATGGGACATAGACTTTAATGTGCCTCTTCTTTTAGAGGCAAAAATAGGACCGAATTGGCTTGACACAAAAGAGGTTGAGTGATATAACTCTCTTCCTTTTTTTATGGAGTAAAACATGACTGAACTTATGACGACGAATAACAGCTTTGCTGATCTAGCTAAAGCTGCTGGTATGTTGCTCGCATCTGAAGGCTCAGAAACGCGGACCAACAGCCTATCCCGACTTGGACTATTGCAGAAACCTATTGTAGGTAAGCAAGAAGTCAAAGGTAAAATGGTCAATGTAGAAGTAGTCGAAGCAGGATACGTCAAATTAGAAAACGCAGATACGAGAGAGCTTTTCTATGCAGAGTCTGCGCACCTACGCCCCTACATGCAGCGCGTTTTGTATAAACGCTTTGTGCGGGGGAGCGGAGATGAACCTAACAAGTTTATCAAGACTGTTATGGCAACAGACCTTAATAGCGATTTAAAAGACACAGAAGGGGGTTTCAATTGTGGTAAGCCCGCGGGCTATATCAAAGATTGGAACGCTGTTCCTGATGCTCTTAAGTCCGTTATTAAACAGATTAAGCGTACTCGTGCTATCTTTGGTACAGTAACTCTTTATGGTGTAGTCAATGCATCTGGAGAGCAGGTTGACTTAGAAAAAGACATCCCAGTGATCTGGGAGATTGATAATAGGGATGCCTTCAAGGATAGCAATGCTCCTTTCCGTTCTCTCTATTCACGTAAAGAACTACCTATGCACCGTAGGATCAATGTCTCTTCAACGGAAAGAGCCTTGCCTAACGGAGAATCCTTCTATCTACCTAAGCTTGATCTAGACCTCTCTAATAAGTTTGACATTAATGGAGAGGAGCAGGCGCTTTTTGAGTCCTTCTTAGATTGGGTGAACAACTACAACAGCTATGTCCTACGTCAGTGGGACACAAAAGTTAATGGGGATGATCTACCGAGCGGACAAAACGCCTTGTTAGACAGCTTCATTGAGGTTGAAGGAGAAGCTGCATAATGAACCACCCCTCTGAATTGGCATTACATATTCTCCTTTCTCGTCTGCGCGAGAAAGACGCAGAGGTATCTGAAAATACTATAAATCAGATTACCTCAGACGTTAAGGAAGCTCTTGTACGTCAGTTCAGAGGGGGTAAAAGGGATGCCTTTCACATCCGAATGTCAAACATAGGGCGTCCTTATTGCCAACTTTGGTATGAGAAAAACAAACCAGAGGTGGCAGAAGGGCGCTCCTATAACTTTGTTATGAATATGATGATGGGTGACATCGTTGAAGCCGTATTTAAAGGGCTGCTTACAGAGGCAGGAGTTCAATACGAAGGTAGCGAAGAGGTTGTCTTAAAGCTTGGCGATGGAATAGAAGTTAAAGGAACTACGGACTTAAGCATCAATGGTGCTATTGATGATATTAAGTCTGCATCACCTTGGTCATATCAAAATAAATTTAGTTCTTTAGAAAGCCTTGAAAAGAGTGATGCCTTTGGCTATATAGGACAACTTGCTGGCTATGCAAAAGCATCTGGCAAGAAGATTGGTGGTTGGTGGGTTATCAATAAAGCCAACGGCCAGTTTAAGTACGTAGAAGCTAATGGTGTAGACGTTGATGCTGTTTGCACACAGCTTCTACAAAAAGTAAGGAGGCTAGAGGAGAATAAATTTGAAAGAGACTACACAGCTGTAGACGAAACTTTTAGAGGCAAGGCCACAGGAAATAAGGTATTGTCAGATACCTGTAAGTTCTGTGATTTTAAGAGGGACTGTTGGCCCGGTTTAGATACACGTCCATCTATCCCATCATCTGCTAGGAATGCAGCAGATGTAGATTACGTTTATATAAAGGAATAAAAATGACTCAAAATTATAATGACATGTCAGACGACGAGCTACTAGAACAGATTGAAAACATTAAAGAAAAGATCCAAGACTTAAGAGAGCACTTAGTCTTAGCCAGAAAGGCGCATGATGAAAGGCGTTATAGTAACCTGCGTACCCTATTAGAAAACCAAAGGGAGAATAATAAAGCTATTAGAGATGAGATGATTGCTCTAGGAGGTGCCACAAGCAAAATGCTAAACCCATATAGCTTCCGCTATCTGTATGTATGAAGAAGGGCATAGGCACGCTAGAAGGCTAGGGTATAGGTCTGGCCTAGAGCTAAAAATATCTGACACCCTTAAGGATGCAGGTATAGATTTTACCTACGAGAAGATTAAAATTCAGTGGGAAGATTTAGCTTACCGAACCTATACCCCAGATTTCGTGTTACCTAACAACATCATAGTCGAAACCAAGGGCAGGTTTGTAGCAGCAGACAGACGTAAGCACAAGCTTATTAAGTCGCAGCATCCTACCCTTGACATTCGTTTCGTATTCTCTAATAGTAGAGCCCGTATTGCAAAGGGATCAAAGACCACGTATGCTATGTGGTGTGAGAATAACGGCTTTCTATATAGTGATGTTAGTATCCCCGATGAGTGGTTAGAGGAACCACCAAAGAGCAGCGTACCAACCTTCGTAACCTTTCCTAATAAAAGGAAAATAAAATGACAACTATACGAGATGTACTCTCCAGTGATGCGTTATACATAAAGATTTTACCCATCTTAGATAATAAGAAAGAGTGGGACGGTGAGATTGATGTATCCTTAGTATGCCCTAACGACATACCTCTTGACGAAGAGGGTAAAGACATCCTATTAAATATGGGGGCTCTCATGTCTGTGTCGCTTCTTTTGTACGAAGAAAATCTTGATATAAAAGAGGCAGCAGAAGACATACTAGCATCCTCAAGTGATGGCACCTATTTATTAGGGGATGACCCTAAGCCTACTCCTAGAGTTGTTAGTACTGAAGGTAATGTCGTAAAAATAAACTTTGGAAAACAATAGTAATGCAAGGATACTTAGCAATGGCAGAAGAGAACGAACCTATTGATATTATCAATAGCCCACCTCACTATAACACTACGGGCATGGAGACCATCGACTTAATCAAAAACTCTATGACAGAGGCAGAGTTTGAAGGTTATTTAAAAGGCAATGTGTTAAAGTACGTTAGTCGTTATAGGGTTAAGCATAAAGAGGACCCACTAAAAGACCTACTAAAAGCGCAGTGGTATCTAAATAAACTATTACTCACAGTAGTAAATTCTATGGAGGAAAAACAATAATGGCATTACCATCTGACTATCAAAACTTTATCGCTCTTTCACGGTATGCTCGCTGGAGAGAAGAAGACCAGCGCCGTGAGACATGGGAAGAGACTATTACACGTTACTTCGATTATCTATTTGACTACATCAAAAAAGAAAAAGGTGTAGATGTCTCTGAATATAGAGAACGTCTGCAAAAGGCTGTTCTAAATTTAGATGTAATGCCTTCTATGAGAGCCGTAATGACTGCTGGTCCAGCATTAGAGCGATGCCATGTAGGAGCATACAATTGTTCATATGTACCAGTAGATTCTTTACGTGCTTTTGATGAAGCTATGTACATTCTTATGTGCGGAACAGGCGTAGGCTTCTCTGTTGAGCGTGAGAATGTAGATAAGCTACCACTCATTAATGAAGATTTCCATGAAAGCAACACTGTTATCGTCGTAGACGACAGTAAGATCGGATGGTGTAAGGCTCTAAGAGAGTTAATTGCTTGCTTGTATGCTGGCCAGATTCCACAATGGGATGTATCTAACGTCCGCCCCGCTGGAGCTAGGCTTAAAACATTTGGCGGTAGAGCAAGTGGCCCGGAACCCCTAGAGGATTTATTTAACTTTGTGGTATCTAAGATTAAGGGAGCTGCTGGGAGACGCTTATACCCACTGGAAGCCCACGATATTATGTGCAAGATTGGCGAGATTGTTGTTGTCGGCGGTGTTCGTCGCTCTGCTCTTATCTCTCTGTCTAATCTTAATGATACCGCTATGCGTAAGGCTAAGTCTGGAGAATGGTGGGTCAATGATTCACAAAGATCATTGGCAAACAACTCTGTCTCGTATAAAGATAAACCTTCGATGGAAGTATTTTTTTCTGAGTGGCTTTCTCTCTACGAAAGTAAGTCAGGTGAAAGAGGCATCTTTAATCGTCAAGCGGCGGAGAGACAGGTGGCTAAGAATGGTAGACGATCTAATCATTCGGATGAAGCAAAGACTAAAAAGATAAGGTGGGGTACCAATCCATGCTCAGAGATTATTCTTAGACCTTATCAATTCTGTAATCTATCTGAGGTAGTTGTCCGTGAGGGAGATACTAAAGCAACATTACGTGAGAAGGTTGAGTTAGCTACTATTCTAGGTACTCTTCAATCCTGCCTAACTGACTTTAAGTATCTGCGTTCTATCTGGAGAAAGAACACTGAAGAAGAACGCCTGTTAGGAGTATCTCTGACAGGAATTATGGATAATTCTTATTGCAATGGAAAGAATGGTAAAGAATATCTGGCTAGTATGTTAAGTGATCTTAGGAGTACAGCCGTTGAAGTTAACAAGCAGTTTGCTGCTCTTCTTGGTATTAATCAGTCTGCTGCTATTACGTGTGTCAAGCCTAGCGGTACAGTCTCGCAGCTTGTTGATTCTGCTAGTGGCATTCATGCTCGCCATAATCCTTTCTACATCCGTACAGTAAGGGCGGATAATAAAGACCCTATGACGCAGTTTCTAAAGGACGCAGGTATTCCAGCTGAACCAGACTTTATGCGTCCTGAAAGTGCGACTGTGTTTTCATTCCCCATGCAGTCACCCGCTGCTTCAGTTTGTAGGGATGATATGAATGCTTTAGAGCATCTAGAACTTTGGCTTATTTACCAAGAGCATTGGTGTGAGCATAAGCCTAGTATCACAGTGAGCGTAAAAGAAGATGAGTGGCTTAGTGTTGGCGATTGGGTATTTAAGAATTTTGATGCCATTTCGGGTATTAGTTTTCTGCCTTATTCAGACCATACTTATAAGCAGGCTCCCTACCAAGACATTGATGAAATGGCCTACGCTAATTTGGCCGCGAGAATGCCATCCACTATTAACTGGACGCTTCTGCGAGAATATGAGAGAGAGGATCATACTACAGGCTCTCAAGAACTTGCCTGCACAGCGGGGGTATGCGAAGTCGTAGACATTACGAGTAGGTAACATGCAAGAAGTATTAGTAACACACGAGATGCTGGCTAAAGCCCAAGACAAAGCCATTGAATTGGGCAAGCTAAATAATTCTATAACCTCCGGCGCAGGAAACTTCGCTGGTTTTATAGGAGAACAAATTGCCCTAAGTGTGTTAGGAGGAAGTTGGGATAACTCATATGATTATGATCTTATACTGGAAGATGGGTCATCTGTAGATGTCAAAACAAAACGCACAAGTGTCACACCCCTGCCTGATTATGACTGCTCTGTAGCAGCTTATAATACTAAACAGAAATGTGACGCTTATGCGTTTGTTCGTATCTTAAACGATATGAGTAAAGGTTGGTTCTTAGGCGTTATGTCAAAAGAAGAATACTTTGATAAAGCAAACTTCCTTAGTAAAGGGGATGTTGATACTTCTAATGGCTATATCGTTAAAGCTAGTTGTTATAACATGAAAATTAAGGACTTAAAGGATTCACTATGAAACGCCCATTGCATAAACATAAACGTGACAACGAGATGCCACCGCTCAAGCTTCAATACGAAGCTGGGTACAATGCCTTCACAAACACCAAACAATGGACTAAGAGACTAGACAATGAGACTGTTATCGTCACTTCTTGCCCCTATAAAGCGGACTCTATGCAAGCTAAAGAGTGGCATAGGGGGTACAATGAAGCGTACTTCCAGAATTTGGAGAGGCTCAATGCAACTGAAAAAAGAGGCTGATGAATATATGAATAGCAATGCGATGTCTTTTAAAGAGTATCAAGACTTCTGTAAGACAACGGCTATCTATAGGGCAGAGGTTAGCTTGCTATACCCTGCTCTTGGCCTCACAGGTGAAGCTGGAGAGGTAGCTAACAAAGTAAAGAAGCTAGTGCGAGATGGTATAGAGAACCTTCCTTATGACTGGAAGGAGCAAATCGCAGCTGAAATTGGCGATGTTCTTTGGTACTGTTCTGCACTAGCTACTGATCTTGGTATTCCACTTAACACCATTGCTAAACAGAATGTAGAGAAACTACAGTCGCGTCTAGAAAGAGGTGTACTTAGTGGCTCTGGAGATAAGCGTTAGAAGGAATAGCTTTTTTCTATAAGCTTACTTAGTTCGTAACCTAAACCATATAGCCCCGAAGATTCTACAGTAGGCCGTGGAGCAAGGAGTAGCAGTTTTTCATAGTCTGCTAGTTTTTCTCCACGGTCTGCTTTTTCTGCAACTGTAAATCTTAATTCTTCTAGTTGTTTATTTACAGCTGCTTTAGTTCTATTGTCTGCCTTCAACCATCTGAATCTAGCAAAAGGCCCAGTGTAGCTATAATTTTTATACAGGAGACGCTTACGTTCAAGCGTAGAAACTTCATTTTCATTAGCGTCTGTTATGTCGCCATCTTTTTTGATAATAGCACTAATTTCGTTTTCAATTCCTGTCTTTACTAGATCGTACTTAGCAGCCATATCCCGCTGACTAAATACTTCTCCCATAACTTTAGCTTCTTTTCTAATCTTACTAAGTAGATCGTTAACTAATACCTTCTTACTTTCATACGCCATATCTTTATATGCGTCATTAGACATTAGCGTTTGTATAACGCCACTAGCGAACTGACTAGCACCCTCACGAATATAGTTATCTACAAGTTTATCCCCTGTAGTTCTAAAGGCTACCCACTCCTCTTGCCCCAAAAACCGCATTTCTGTTTCTACATCAGTAGGTTTACGAACAGTAGTAACACCGATAGTTTGCTTTGCAAGTGTGTTTTCTCTATAAGCTACTTCATTAGGCCCTCTATAGGCATATGCCCTAGTTGGCGGCTCTGCCAAACCAGCAAGTCTCTGTACTCCTAAGGGGAGACTCTTCTTTACGGTTTGAGTGAAGGCGCTTAAGCCTCTTTCCATACCACCCGTACCTTCAATAGCAGCATTGTAGTCTCTTATTGCTGCCTCTTGTGAGTCAAAGGAGGCAATAACATCCTTTACGAAGTTAGTACCAACCAAGAAGCTGTTAGCGTATTCGCCAACCATCTTACCAAATGCTTCAAAGGGTTTTTCTTCCTTTGTGAAATCACCACTAGCTATGTTTAGCATAGCATCAAACAAGGGTAGCTGGGCGCTAGAGCGTAGATTAACACCAGCAATACCTTCAGCTAACTCTCTAATATTTGGAGGTGCTCTATCAATCCTATCTGGATCTATTTGCCTATTAAATTGCTCTGGTCCAAGAGCTTCCATCTTATACAGAAAATCTGCAAGCATTAGATAGGGTGTTATAGGAAACAAAGCCCTTGTGTCTATAATAGTATCGCCGACTCTCATGTTATAATAAGGTTGATCTTGGTTTTCTGATCTAACTTTTAGTGCTGCCATTAGAGCAGCCATACCTACAGATGAGTTAGCAAAAGATTCCGCCAACTTAGGTAGGTTTACTTCTTTTCTTCCCTTTGTAGCTGCAACAAAGGCAGCATCAAAAGCATTAGATGCAACATTTAGTGGACTATATTTAAACTGAAAGGCTAGAGCATTCATCATAAAACGAGCAAATGGGAGGGCTACTGTACCCATTGGAACCTTTTCAATAAAGTCTAATGTTACAGCAGCAATATTTTCTAATGATCCTTTATTCCTTCTAGGAGCATAACTAAAAGTACCCTTCATAGTTTCTGCTGCTGCAGCTTGAAGAATATCTGTAGGGATATGTGTATTATCTTTAAGGACACCTTCAAGACCCCCTTCTATACCAGCTCTCCTAAACTTTTTATCTAGCTCGTATGCAAATAAACCCCTCCTAAAGAAGGCGTCTTGTGCAATGTTGAGGCCGTTAAGAAATGTAACAAACCCCGGTAAAGACCCATCGCCATCAAAGTTATTATTGCTTCTAAATAGTCTACGCGCCAATGTAGGATTGTTAACTACGGCAGCATCTGCTAGAGCCTTTGCCTTAGTAATAGATAAGTTACCTGTTACTGCACCTACAGTAGTACTGGGTTGAATTAGACTTAATAGCAAATTACTAGAATCGAGCCAAATCTCATTTAGAGATTTACCAACAGATTGTTTACCCGTAACGGCCTTGCCCATGTTATAAATCACGGACTCTATTGTGTTCGAGGCAGTACTAAAAGTTACGTTAGCCATACCAGAAAAAATATTTCTCATAGTAGTGGCTGGATTAATAACCATTAAACCTCTTCTAACACGACCTGCCCTTTGAAAAAATTCAAGCAGATTTGTGTATGCTTGTGTTGTAGGATCGCCTGCGCCAAATAGCTTATTAACTTTATCAACATCCTTTTTGTCCATGCTAAAGAATGCCTTTCGGGCTTTACCTAAAGCAGAACCTGAGCTTAATACGCGACCTGCATCACTCTTAGACTGCCGAAAAGCCCTTTGAATAGCGACCATAACCTTTTCACCGTCTGGTCCTTCAGCGTCTACTCTTTCAAGAATATCTAAGAAATCTGTCTTTGTTAAATTAGCAGACTCAAGGGCTCTTTCTACTGCATCCCAATCACCCTCCTTTGCATCTTTAACTACATACGACCATAGTTCTCTAGTAATATCTGTAGCTTGATCGTCTTTTAAGCCTTCAATAAGATTAAACAAAGCATCATCTTCAAGCTTAACGCCCATTTTAGCCGCAGCTTCAAAGTCTTCTACTTTAACTTTGTATAACCCAGTAGCAAATTTATCTAGGTTTCTAACAACTTGAACTCTAAGCTGTGCTTGAGTTAGCGCATCTGAGTTAGCAACCGTTCCTACGGCATCTACATCTACTTGATCTATAGCAGCCTGTATAGGATCATCTTTTGCTGTAGCATTAAGATTGTCTCTTAGCTTGCCTAAGACACCTTCAAATTTTTTACCTTCTGGTGTTGTTAAGTCTACCGCTCTTAGTAGACTATTTGTCTGATCTCCTTGTACAGGATCAAATGTAATAGCATCTACGATCCTATTCTCATTATCTAGTAGATCAAGTTTTGAGTTTAATTTTCCCTGAAGACCTAGTATCTTAATACGCTCATTAGCATAAGATACAGCACCCTTTTTAGCAGCTTTACCAATAAGTACACCTTCTCCTAAGCCAAGGACGCCACCTAATGCTGCGCTTTCTAGGACTCTATTTATGTCTGTAGCTCTATCCTCATAAGAGATAGTAGGATCGAAGACAGCATTTCCTTCTTCGTCTGTACCTATATAGGCTCTTTGCTCTAGCTCCTGTAGCATAGCATCTTGTAAAGCCCCTGTAGCAGCCCCTACAGCCCCGTGTGCAGCTGTTCCTCTTAATACATGTTTTGATACATTCTTGCCTAATATAGTTGTTGTTAGGGCTTTCTTTAGAGCTGCTCTAGAAGCAAACTGCTTTGCTGTAAGAGAGGCAACAGCACCTGTACCGCCTGTAACAACGCCTCCAATAACGGTTTGTGCAAGACCCAAGGGATCAGTAGCACTTGCGTACACATAATCTCCTAAAGCGTTAGCAGCCTCACCAGCAGACATGTCAAATAGAGTAGGAGCATCTCTTTCTACTTTTTCATAAACCCTACCAAAGGCTTCACGGGTTGGTGTATCAGTACCGCGCTGAAAATCTATCTCTTTTAATAGGGAGAAACTATTGTTTGTAGCCCAGCGATAGTGCGTCATAAACCTGTCATAAAATGCTTCATCAGATTCATCTGCGTTTTGTTTACCGTCATCATTAAAACGAGAGCGCATATAGTAACGAAGATTAGCCATAAAGTCTTCGTCCTTAACTAATCTAGCTTTCTCTTCGTTAGCTACAACTTCTGCATCAGACGCTCTTTGATAGAGATAATCATCTGTAGACTGTAGATAATCTTGTGTAGAGGACAGGGGATCTTGCCCAGCTGTATCTACAGTCGGTTCTGTTTTTTCGCCCATTATTTCAGAATAGGCAGGTAATGCCGTTAGGTCAAATGTAAGAGGCATGTATTAATCCCTTAGTATAAATAATTAAGACATTTATCTGAGTGCATCCGAAGTTTGTTCAGACCTTCTTGGCACAAGAGGTTCAGCCATACTGGCTTCAGGAGAGTTAGACTTATTCGTTATAGGAGGAGTGGACTTAACTGCTAAAAATTTAGATAGGTCTTCTTTAACCCCTATTAAATTTGCTTCTAATTCCTCTATACGCGTCATCATTTCTTTAGGTGGATCTTTCTTTTTATTTGTGTAATTAACCGTGATATGCCTCTTCCTAACATATATTTCTCTTTGTATATCATACGCTAATTTTTTTAGTCTATCAATTTCTTTTGTCTTGTTGTCAACTTTCTGTTGTCTGTCAGCCTCTGTCTCCTTTGTAGGTTCGGGAGTAGCATCAACTGCCGTGCCTGTTCCTGTTGCCTCTGCTTTTTTGCTTTCACGTTTTTCTATGTTTTCTTTTCTTTTACCTTCTTCGGCCTTAGCCGCACTGAATGCTACGAACTGATCCGGTGGAAGAAACTGTTTAGCTAAAACATCTACAGTCTCTTGATTGTAACTATCCCCTAATACGGCCTTAGCACCAGCCATATATTTTTCGTATGCCGAAGCAGCTGAACCAGCAATTCTTTGCCCTTGTCTAAATATCTGCACATGTTTTTTAGCCGCCTCAAACATATCTTCTGAGACACCACCTGCCCCAAAAGAATCATATTGTACTAAAGAAATAGCTTCTTGAGGAATACTAAACAAAGCATTTACCATAGCTTGTGTCCTGCCTAATTGAATATCCTTACTATAATTCTGTTTTTCATCCTTACCAAGGTTGGTTGCTTGTTTGCCAAGATCATCGCTTAGTCTGTATTGCCTGTTAATTATTGTAGTAAGCTCCTTTAAACCATCGGCAAACGTAGTAGCCGCTGTAGCGTCTGCGTTTAAAATAGCTTGTTGGTATTGGTCTTTTCTTAGGGCAGCGATTGCTGCCTCTTTTTCTTTTGGCGTATTAGCATTTAGCAACTGCTGCTCTATGTTAAGTTTTTTATGTTTTAGGGCACGTTCCCTCGCGTCTAAAGCATATTTTTCTATGGTGTTTAAGTTTAAAAATTCTGCAGTTTGAGTGGCATATATACTTCTCTGTTCTTCTCGTTTTTGTGCTTGAGTCCTAAGCATAGATGGATCAAGAGAAAGAGATTGCCTAGCCTCTCCGAAAGGAGTATCTCCAGCAACCTTATCGTAGTCTACAAGCCCACCTCTAATCT